AAACTTCTGAAGATGTTGAACAAAAACTTCTTCAAGGTGAGGAAGTTATTGCTGTTGATACAGTATCAGAGGATTACACACTAGAATAATCATGGCAGAATCTAACCCAAACTCCTTTAACTGTAGTGCTAAAGAAGACATAGCAAACAAACCATATAAAATTGGTGATGCTACAAATTATTTTGAAGATCCCGTCATATGCTCAGGGTTTATAGATGTACAAGGGATACCATCCCGTCCTACTGACATAGAGATTACTAATGGTGATGTAAGAATTTACACAGGAAATCTTTTAGTCAGGCCAGGAATTTCTACATTCCAAGAAGTACAGGTAGAGAAAGAACTTTATGTATGTAATGACACAGATCTAAAGTCTAGATTATATGTTGGAGGTGCTACCTATCAACAGGGAGATGTATATATTCAAGGTACTACTGGAACTCCTCTAGTCGTAGCAGGTGATGCAAATTTTGGAGCAGGTATTGGACAACTAACATCAAGATTTGCAACTGCTGATAGTTTACCCAAACCATTTGACATGGTTCATCCTACCAAGGGTGAGGGACATAGACTGAGATATGCATGTATTGAAGGACCAGAGGTCGCAGTATATTGTAGAGGTAGAACTAAAACAAATGAAATAACTTTACCTGACTATTGGAAAGATTTAGTTCATGAAGATAGTATATCTGTTCAACTACAACCAATTGGATCATCACAGGATATAATTGTGATGGACTTTAATAATGAAAAGATAACTCTATCAGGAAATGTAGATTGTTTCTATCATGTATATGGAGAGAGAAAAGATATTAATCCTCTGATTGTTGAGTATGAAGGAACTACTTGGCATGATTATCCAGATCCAAACTATGATCCAAATAAAGTTCCCATAGATCAAAGAATAACCAACGACTCTAGATTCGCAGGATCACCAAATACAAATACTATATAATATATCCTATTGCTTGACGGTATGGTACTCTCATGCTATAATGGTATTTTCTGGTTACATCACACTATGGGTAGAGAAGACGAGTACATTTCACGAGTCGTGATTAATGTACAAAAAAGAACTATCAATTGCATATCATCAGATGGTGAAGAAAAACTCGTCACTTGTAAAAAAGGACAAGAGTTTATAAATGTGGTTGAGTTCTGTAAAACAGTCTTAGAACCCGAAGATATCTCCTACGAAGAGATAAAAGTTGTAGCCACCTAAATATCAAGATACTGGTCGTGGCAATGGAAATGGAAAAAGAATCAATAGATACAGCACCGTGTTCGGTGGAGCAAGATGATGCTGACTTCATAAGGTCACATATAGAGTTTATTGACATACAAAAAGATAAAATTGTCAACAAAGATCCAGTTGATGAGATGGAAAAATACTACGAACAATATTACTACGGAAGGGGGTCAGATGCATGATCACTCCAAACTGGAAACACCATAGTAAGAAAGAACCTAAGCGAACTCTAAAACCACAAGCACTTAGAGCAGCAAAAAAAAGAACTAAAATCCTTATTTCAAAACTAACACATTATGCGAATACCTGAGCACATGTATCCCTTTTATAGAGTATTTGATGATAGGGGTCAGCAGTATTGTGATTGTAGTCATGAAGAATATGCAATCAGAACACTTGAGTTGCATGAAGAACATCAAAACGAAACTTATACTTACAGGAGGATAGATGCTCCTAAACCATTACCACCACATATTGTTGATGTTACTGCACAGTATGAAGGAGAGTTACCAGGTCAACAGGGACTTCCCAGTGCTAACAAGTTAAGTCAGCAAGAAGCACAAGAAAGATTGCATGATGACATCCGAATGGAACTAGAAAGCAGCGAATTATACGAAATCTAAGAGCCTATATATTAGTAAGTAATAATACTAAAAAACAGGATAATGAAGAAAATTATCGCCTTCATTATGATAGCAGGAACTGGGTTACTTACAACTCAGGTTAGAGCAGATTTGACACATAGACTGTCCACATCAACACAACTTTCTGTTGACGGTGCAGCAACTCAGGCTAACAGAATTGGGTCTACATATACTGTAAGTGGTAACAATATCACTGCAGGTACTATGGGAGGTCTAACCAAGGCATCTGGAGACAGTGCAACTACAGCAGCAGCAACACAAACTCAAGGTGTATACACTGTTACAACAGCAGGGTCGGCTTTCAGCCTTTCCGAGAGTTTTGTACATGGAGATGCCGTAGCACCTATTGGAACTGGAGTTGATGTCTCTGCAGGTGTTGTAGCAGACATGCCAGCTTACGGTAGTGTAGTTACACAGTCTGGAGGAGTAGCAGGATCATTAGCTGGTACAATTACCTCAGCAGGTGTGATGACACTAACAGCAGGTGGAGCAGGTACAACAGCTACTGGACAATTTGTTTCCGAAATAAGCATAGACTAATGACTCATGAACATGAAACTGAAGTTTGTGCTGATTGCGGGTGCACTTGCCCTTGCGAATGTACAGACTGCGACTGCTGTTCCAGTGGTCCCTAATTTCCAACAAGGCTCAATGACGAGCCGTACCGAGACTCAATCTACGGTACAGGAAACCATAAATTCAATTGATTATCGTACAGGATGGGAATACTCAGTGACAGGAACGGGCATCGACAACAACGGAGCTGCCCTAAATCCACCAGTGACAACATCAACGGTTTCGGTGACACCAGGTGTGTCAGCGACAAATGGCAATGGAATCATAACAGGAAGCGTAACATCTTCATTCGACTCGTTAGATTTCTCCAGTCCAAACAACTTTACAATATCAGATCCAAATGGTGCTTTCCAATTTACACAAAGCTATCAAGGACCAGGTATGACGAACCAAACAATAATACAACGCAGCACCACCATCCAAAGCGTCACAGATACGACAAGTACCTTTACACAATAGCAGCATTGTTTGTTGCATCACCAACCTATGCAGAGGGTGTAGGTGGTGTTTCTGCGACTGCAAATCCGATCGCCAATAGTTCTGGCTCGGTGACCAATCAAGCTATACAAGTTTTACAGGGTCCTTATATAACTAATACTTATGGTGGTGGAGTCAGTTGTCAAGGTAGAACATTAAATGTAACTCCATACTTCCAGTTTGCAGACTCAAGAAAGCATCCTTGGGAAGATTTTTATAACGAACCACAATATAATACTACAGATATAACAGGTAGAATGGTAGATCAAAGTAGGACAGTTAAGAACTATCCTTGGGAAACTTGGTACAATACAACTCTTAAATCAGATGGCAGTAGATGGTTTGCTGATGGTGATGATATGGAGATAACAGAATCAGTTCCTGCAGGTGATGGAGTTCCAGATGCAGTAACAAATCAATCATTAGACCCTATATGGTTCAAACCTATTCGTACAGACATGAGAGCAAATCAAAGTCTCAACTTAGGTTTATCTGCTACACTATCCATACCATTAAATAAAAAACTAAGAGATTTGTGTGAACAGGCAGCAGTAGCACAGAATAACATGCAAAATCAATTAGTTGCCAATAAGAGACTCGATTTTGAATTAGCTAGGTTAAAAAACTGTGGTGAGCTAAAAAAATCTGGTATATTTTTCCACCCTCAGTCTCAATATGCTGCTATTTGTTCAGATGTAGTAGTTACAGCACCAGGCGGTCAAGTTGTACAGCATCAACATGACTTCCCAAAACCAAAATGGAATAATCCTACTTCTTCAGAGGAGGCAGACCCTTTGAATCCCGATACTTATTTGATAAAACCTGAGAACGAGACAACTTCTTATCAGACTTTCCCATCTTCTTCTTCACAGAATCAATCCCCTTCTTCACAACAGGCTTCACAACTCGGAGGAGCAGATCTGCTAAAGGTTTTGCAAATAGGGCAGACGCAGTTGCCACAGTAGCAACAGCGACAGTAGTAGTTACCATTCCTGCTGAGGGTAAAAATTGCTCAACTGGAGGAACTGGTTCCCAAATTGTCTCACAGATTAATCCATCAGGTGTTAATTTGTATCCTGCTATTTGTTCATCACCTTTTTGAGATCTATCACCTACTCTCTGAGCATTAATTGGTGGACATTCTATTTCTTTATCTTCTTTCGGTGTATCAGGTGGTGATGTATCCGATTCTGGAGGTGGAGGAGGATCACCTGTATCTACTGGAGGTGGTTCATCATTTTCCGTTACAACTGTTTCCCATGTTAAATCCTCTGATTCATAGTCAGTCGGTTCGTAGTAAGGAAGACCGCCATCACATAATACAATATTACCTTTGGGGTCGTCATTTACTAGTGCCTTGCTGTTATTGCCTTCCTTCCGACTGGAATTCTCTCGACTTATCTTCACGCAACCAGGCATATCCACGATTGGAACTCCAATCTGAGTAGTTACTGGAATATGATTTGGTATTGTTGATGGTGGAGTGAATAACCATATGCGAGTATCTGTTATACCGATTGGTTGTACCTGATTAAAAGGTACATTAACACCATTTAACTTAATATAAGGAATTGACATAATACTGCTACAGTCAAAGCACCTCTAAAAATATTAGGTACATGCTTTAAAGGTATGTATTTCATTGATATTCGTTGTTTATACACTTGCATTACTTCAGAATAATTCATCCTATCTCCTGCAACTTCTCTACTACAGTCTTCTTTTGTATAGGTGCAACATCTTTTAATCCTTCTACACTATACCAAGGTGCATCTTCCCAATTAAATCCTTCACCAAATGTATTGTCTGCATTAGCAACATACCAATGACATGCAGCATCTGGTACATCTACTGCACATTTTTCCCAGTCATCTGACCACTGAGGAACTTGAACCCATAATGTTTCACCATTATTAGTTGTTTCGGCATATGCCATGTTCGGGAGATATACCATGAAGGCAAATATAATGCCTAGAATTAATGCTGATGTGTATTTCATTGTTTTGGATAAAGTTTTGAGATTCGTTGTTTTCTTAATTTTTCTTTAATATTCCCTTCATGATCTTCACTATCTTCTTCTTTTTCATCATCTTCTTTTAACATTAGTGTAACTTTTTTAATAATATTGTCAACTTTTATTGGT